GTTTTGTTTTTAACTATGTAACGACCTGAATAAACCATATAAATAAAACAATAATCCTTTAATATATCTATAGGTTTAAAATGAGCATACTAAATAAAGTTGGCCCGTTGGGCGAAAAAGTTGGCAGATCATTATTTGGAAACGTTGGTGAAGCAGTTAGAAGTTTTTCAAACACAGGTGGAATAGGTGAAGCTCTTACCGCAGCACAGTCATTAACAGAAACAGGATCAAGCGATGCGTTGATGTATCCGTTAGACGTAATTGGCAATCCTGCATATCCTGCAACTATAAGATTTAAAGTTATGAGATATGGATCTCCTACCGAGCAACCACAAAAACAAATGGATAAAACCATTGAAGACAATCTAAAAAAACAAGGTGCTACACCGTTTTTTGCTGATGACACCGTAGCTGCAAATACTGATTTTTCTAATGCAGAAGAATTTAATGATGCTACAGATGATGCATTAGCTCCAATAGGAGTTGGAAAGACTTTAAGACAAAAAATAAGTTCTGGCGCTAGCCAACTTTTTGGTTCGGTAGCTCAAACACAATTAGGTAAAAGTGTTAGCACAACTTTACAATCTGGAATGAGATTCTTAGAAGAAAGAGACGAGCCTATAGTAATGATGTATTATCCAATGTCAACTCAATTTAACGATAATGCTTTATATGACAACGTCAATCTTGGAGCATCAGGTGCTATTGCAGAAGCTGCGTTAAATTCTGGATTAGGAGTTACTGGAGCAGTGGTGCAAAATTTACAAGCCGGTGTGAATTCTTTAAGTGATGTTCTGAGTGCTAATCCTCAAGTCGGTCGAGACGCCATGGCGTTTAGTGTGTCAAGAATAAATTCTTTTTTTGGTGGATTACTTGGTGGAGGAATACAAAATACAGTTTCTTTACAAGCAAGAATAATAATAAACCCTAACGCAAGATCAATATTTAGAGGTGTTAATTTAAGAGAATTTAGTTTCCAATTTAAATTTATTGCAACCTCAGCAGAAGAAGCAAGAGCAGTTGAAAACATTGTTAAACACTTTAGAAAAGAATTATATCCAGATGTTTTTGGAGTTACAATTGGTGATCAAGAAGCAGCAGTAGGATTTAAGTTTCCAAATGCGTTTAAAATTTCGTTTCAATTTAAAGGCGTAGATTCTTCTAAAATACCACAAATAAAACCTGCATATCTTAGAAATGTTTCTCATACAATAAATCCAACTGGTGGCGGGTTTAGAAACGATGGTCAACCTAATGAGATTGATCTTTCGTTACAATTTGTAGAGCATGAAACAATAACAAAAAAAGATGTAATAGAAGGTGGTTTCTAATGCAATATTTCAACGATTTTAATAAGATATTTTATAAGTTTGGCGATGAAGTTGATACAGTAGTCTTTCAAGATCTTTCATTGTATACAGACATCATAGATCAAGTGAAAGATGGTATATCATTTTTAAATTTTCATACTATACAAGAAGGATTTAGACCTGATCAAGTTTCAATACAATTATATGGCACTCCTTTTAATTATTGGACGTTTTATTTGTTAAATGACGATATTCGAGAACAAGGTTGGCCTTTAACAAACGTCGAACTTAACGCTTATATAAAAAAAATATTTCCTAATGAAGTTTTAAATACAAGACAACCGTTCGCTACAAAGTTTAAAATTGGTCAAACAGTAACTGGTGCGGTGTCAGGCGCCGTAGGAGTTATTAAAAAAAGAAATTTAGATCTTGGCCAAATCGTAATAGATGGAATATCAAACTTTAAGGAAAATGGAGAAATTATTTTATCTACAAACTCGAGTGGTGTTATTGAATCATTGCAAACTACTTCAGCAGTTAAAGAGTTTCAGTCTGCTAGTCATTTTGTTAATGGTGCTGGAGAGATTGTTGATTTAGGAGTTGATAGTGACGTTACATCAGCAAATTTTGGAGGTCTGCTACCACCAGGTTCACAAATAACTGAGAAAACACATGAAGATGTATATTTTGCTACTAATGAAAGTTTAAGGCAAATAAAAGTTATTAAGCCAAATATAATTAATAATTTAATTTCAAGCTTCAAAAAATCCATCAGGTCTTAAAATGTCAGAACTTTCTATCGAAAGCCAAATTGAAATAAAAATTACAGAAGCAGTGATATCAAGCGATAGAACTCCACTATCAGTTGATATAAAAAATTTAATATCTGATTTTGAAATATATGAAAACATAGTTAATCCATACTTAACAGCAAACATTATTTTTGTAGATCAAGAAAATATAGTTCAAGATTTAGATTTGCAAGGTGGCGAAAAATTAACTTTTAGTTTTTATCATGTAGAAGAAATGAATAAAGGGTTAGAAATTAAAAAAGAATTTGTAATAGATTCAATTAAAGAAATATCAAAAGCTGGTGAAAGAGACGAAGTAGTAAGAATACATTGTACAGAATTTATTGGTTTGATTTCGTCTTTACAGAACGTTAATAGAGTATATACTGGCGCTCCTTCAGAAATAATAGCTAAAATAATGTCTGAGTTTTTAAACAAAGATTTGATACAAATTGGTAATGATAGTTTAAAAGATATGAAGGTCATAATACCTAATATGCACCCAATAGAAGCATGTCAGTGGCTTATGAAAAGAACACTTACTAAAGAAGGCTTTCCGTTTTTTTTATTTTCTACAATGGGTGTCGATAATTTGATTTTAAAAGATTTAGGTACGATGTTGAACCAACAACCTATTAATAAAAAGATACCATATTTCTACGCTCCAAGTTTGGCAGCAACAAAAAGTATACAAAGCTATTATACTATTCAAGACTATGAATATAGCGATACTGAAAACTTAATTGGCTTAATAAGAGAAGGATTAGTTGGCGCTAAATATAATTTTTATAGCACTCTCACGGCGCTTGAAGATCCAATAAAATTTAACGTTGATAGAAATGTTTTTAAAAGATTAGCCCAGCAAAATTCAATAGGTGCAAACAATACCAGATATAATTATGCACCGGGCTACAGGTTTAATGATATAGCATTTCAAGAATATGAATCTAAAAATATATCTTCAATTAATTCAAGTGGCGCGTATACTACGAAAGATTCAGTATTTAAAAGTTATCATGAAGAAAGCACAAAAGGGTCAAACGTTAAAAAAGTAATCGAAAAAGCTTTAAGAGGGTTTTTAGGAAAAACACCTTTAAGAATGACTGTTAGAGGACGTGATTTTGTAACTGCTGATAATAATTATTCGATTGGAAAAACTATAAGAATTAATTTTTTAGATACAAATCCATTAATAGATGCTAACGCTGCAAAGCTTGATGAAAAAAAATCAGGTGATTATATAATAATAGAAGCAAGACATAATTATAGAATTGAAAAATTTGATACAACTTTATTATGTGCAAAAATTGGTAGCATAGGAGAGCAACAGGAGATGTTTGCATAATGAGAGATTTCTATGGTGATAATTTTAGATGGTTTGTTGGTGTGGTTGTTGATATAAACGATCCACTAAGACTCGATCGTGTCAAAGTAAGAATTCATGGAATACACACCGGCAATGAAGAACTTCAAAATAAAGCAGAAAAGATAAAGATAGCAAATGATGACTTACCGTGGGCTCAAGTAGTAATACCTAACACAGAGCCAGGCGTAACAGGCTTAGGATCTAATTCTCAACTTAAAACCAGAGCTCAAGTGTTTGGCGTTTTTTTAGACGGTAGAGATAGTCAACATCCTCTTGTTTTAGGCTCTATTCCAAAAATTGAAACAGAACAAAACTTAACTACAGAACAAGTTAATGAAGGAAGTAACGTTGATGTTTCTTTAACTGGTAACACAAATATAGAAAGATCTTTTTATTTTTTCACATCAGAAGCTGGTGGTGGATTTACGCCTGAGCAAGCATGTGGAATGATTGGAAACTTTTGTGTAGAATCAGGCGCATCTCAAAACAAGGGAGACATAAATCCTACTGCAAGATCTGGATTTAATAATGAAAATTCGTTTGGCATCGCACAGTGGAATCCTGCTGAAGCAGCAGGTAATAGATTTGGTCAGTTACAATCCTTTGCATCGCAAATTGGTAAAAGTTATAGATCTTTAGATGCACAATTAAGATTTGTTAAGTTTGAACTTGAAACTCAACCTTTCTTAGGTCTAGGTCAGTTAAGAAAAGCAAAAACATTTAAAGATGCAACAGTTGTTTTTCAAGATAAATATGAAAGACCAAACAAAGATTTAGCACATACAGATCAAAGATTAGCTTATGCACAAGAAGCTTTTAGAAAATTAGGACCAGGAGCTAACTAATGCCAGAAGTGATTTCAGACGCGAATCCTAAGAACGAACCAGACACCAATGGTAGAAGATTTAACGGTTATATTTTTACATTCGGCGATGGCGATATTGTAAAAAGTGTAAATCGAGTACAGGTAAAATATAATGAAGATGAATTAGGTAGAACAACATTGATAAATGGTGTTGATTACGTATTTGTAGGAAAGAAAATTGAAATACAAGGTAATTTTGTTTTTAGAATATTTGTAGATTTTGATTTAGAAATTGCTGAGGCTGAATTTCAAGCTAAAGCGCCAAAACCTTTTGTAGATCTTCAGCAGCAGATTGCTGGCACAATCGGTAAAGATATGAAAGCTGCTGCCGCAAATTTTAAAGCAGAAGATTTTGCTTTAAACGGTTCTCCTTTTAACATTCCGGGTGAAACAATAAATGGTATGAAAGGCGTGTTTGGTGGTTCAAAACCAATAAAAGATGGAATAAAAAAACTAAGACCTGCAGTAATGCAATTAGGAGCAGGTGACGGATCTGCAGATAAAACATCAAGTCAACTTTCTAATATACAAACACTTACTGGTAAGCTTGGTATGTCTACAACAAATTTAAATAAAATTGTTATATCTCAAGGCTCACCAGCTGGATCGTTAAAAATATTTAAAAAACATCTAACAGCAAATGCCACAAAGGTTAGGGAATTTGCATCAAGTACTCGATCAAGCACGCTATCAACTAAAGTAGTATCAAGACTTCAAAATGCTGTGGATAATGAAGACACTGGTATTAGTCCTTCAAACAATGCAGTAAAGTCTGTAATAACTGAAGTAAAAAATAAATTACCAAAGATTGGAAATGCTGGCTTAAGTTTAGGTGGATTATTGCAAAAAGTAATGCCAGCTGGTGGAAGAAGTGGTATGAATGTTCTACCTAACTTGTTAAATAAATCAAGAGGCGGTTTAAGTAATTTACTTGGTGATATAAAAAAACAAGTTGCTGGTGTATCTCCTGATTTAAAAATACCTGACGGATTAGAAATTCCTAATTTGATAGAAGGTGTAGATACCAAAACTGGTGAATTATCTTTAAACTCTAATTTTGCCAAGCTCGTTGACAAAGGTGATCTTATTAAAAAAGACATTGTTCCAATACAAATAAGCGACATACCTACTACACAATCAGGATTTAACGGTTTCTCAACCTCAAAAGATTATAAGTTTGAAGTAGTAGATAGCATGGAAGAATTACAACAAGAATTGGAAAATTGTGAAAGAAGAAAAGATGACAATGAAAATGCAATAACAACATTAGTTGTTGGTTGGACTGCAAAATATGCAGGCCCTCCTCCTCCTACAGGTAATTTTGATGCAGCATTTATACACGAAAAAAGTAAAAAGGCTGATCAAGCTTTTCTTATTGAAGAAAAGTCTTCAGCTGCTTCAGATCCAAGCGATGTAGCTAAAGAAGTAAATGCAACAATTTTAAAAGACGCAAAGTTATTTGGTATACAAAGTCATTATATTATAAGAACTGACGGCACAATACAAAGAGGCAGACCTATTGATGATGTTAGAAATAAGAAATATGCTACGTTTACAAAAAGCGGTATACAATTAACTTTAGTTGCTACTAAAGAAAAACCTGCCACGCAATTTCAAATAAATTCTTTAGAAGAGTTTATGAAAGTTTTTTATGAAGTATTTCCTGGTGGAAACGTTTATGGAGACTATGAAATAAATAGAAGATATGAAGGGCCAGGATTTGATATTGACATCTATCGTAAAAAATTTGAAAAAACAACAAATATAGATGATCCAACGTCAGTTGAAGAAGGTCCAAGCAAAAAAACTTCTGCCTTTATAAGACCAAAAAAATTAGCAAAATCATCAACTAGTGCTTTTAATTCTAAGAGAAAATTTAGTTTTGATGCAGTCTTAAAAGATTTTGAAAAGATAAATGAATTAGACGGAGAGCAAATAACTAAAGATATTGATACTGCAACTTCAGAAATAAATACTGCATTGTCTGATAGTAAAAGTATTGAAAACGGAATACAAAATGGATTCAATGCAGCAAAGAATGAAGCAGCAGGTTCTTTTTCAAAACTTAGTAACGATTTAAAAATAAAAAATTTAACAGTTGATAAAGATGCACTTGGTGCTAAAATAGATGATACAATCAAGCAAGCAGCACCATCAACAAGTACTGCTGCACAAAAACTAACTGATGGCATAAACGCATTTAAAAAATTATTTTAGTAGGTACAAATGAGCACAATTTATGAAAATATAGATCAAGTATTAAGTGATGAAGAACTTAAGTCTAACCAAGATCCTAAAGACGCAAGAAGTGATCCTACAGGTCAACACCCCAAGACTGATTATTTCTTTACTTCTGGTGTTGGTAAATATGCAAGAGGAACTGATAGAAAAAATGTTTATACAGGAGGAAGCGTTGCTGACATTGATTTAGATTTAGACGATGAACCGGTTGCAACATATACTAATAGTCAGGTAAAAGAAACTCCATCTGGACATATCATAGAATACGATGATACACCAGGTGTTGAAAAAATAATGTTAAGACATAGGTCAGGCAGTGGTATAGAAATGAGAGCAGATGGAACTATGATTTATAGTTCTACTAACAATAGTATAAAAATAACAGCTCATGATGAAAAAGTAATTGTTGATGGTGATGGTGAGATACAGTATAATGGTAATTTAAAGTTAAAGGTTGCTGGTGATTTTGATCTTGAAGTCGGTGGTGATTATAATGTTACTGTTGATGGTGACATAGAACAAAAGGTTAAAAGAGGAATCAACACACAAGTTTCAGGCAGTATAGAAACTGAAATAACTGGAAACAATTCTACTACAGTAATAGGTGCGAATAGTAATCTTGTTTTCGGTGATAACACTAATATCGTTAAATCAAGTAATAGTTTATTTGTTGGTCAAGATCAAAATTTTAATGTAGGTGGAACACTATTTATGACTGCAGAAAATGAAGTTAGTTTATCAACTAAAAGCGCAAATATTGCAGCTTCATCTCTTTCTGTTTTTGGAGATAGTGGAACAATCGGTGGCGATGAAATAGTAATGTATGGCAAAGCTGCGCACATACCAAGAATCAATTCTACTTCAATGCATGCTACAACATTTCATGGCACGTTAAATGGTAAAGCATCTTTCGCAGCAAAAGCAGATGAAGCCGGTTCTGCGCCATCAGGACCTGGTTCAGGAGGTGGAACACAGACTATTAGTACAGCAACAGATAAAGATACTGTAAGACCTACTACCAATATATTAAATGATTTATTAGAAAATTCACCATTGTCGATAAGAAGAGTTGATATTGATGAAGGCGACTTAATGAAAAATTCTGTTGATAAAACTACAAAATTTGGAGGTGTATCAAACAGTGATTTAAATACAAGACAAGCGCGTTCAAAGTTAAGAGATCCAAATAATATCAATAACGAAACGTTTGTTGGCGCTTGTATAACAGACGGAATAATTTCTGCAGACTTTGCTTCTATGGTGCCAAAGTTAACAAACAGAACTTCTAGTAATGAAAAAATATCATCATTAGGATCTAGAATAATAGGTAAATCAAGAAACACTGCCAAAAGGTTTACTACAAAGGAAACATCAAGTGTAACGACAGATTTTTTTGTCGACCCTAAATATAATCCTGTATTTCAAGATATTATAACTAGTAGAACCAAATTAGCACCAGGCATACCAATGGCAAAATTTTTAGGTGGTGTAGGTGATCCTGTTACTTTAACACATATACTTGAAGATAGTGAAAAATTAAGATTAGCAAAGCAATATGTGTTACATGCTCATGCAATGAAACTTATCAACTCAAGTACAGGTGCAAAAAGATTTAACGAATTTAGATTACAAGTTGTAGAAGGGTTATATAGAGCAGAAGCAGGTGAAGACTTGGATGTAAGTGACGGCGTAAACTATTTAATGTCAAGAGGACTAGCAGTTGTTTACGAACTAATAGGCGAAGACGGCGAAATCGACGTTGAAAAAACATATGAACTTGCAACGTATTGGAAAAATAACTTACAGTTTGATAAATTAATATTAGATTATGACACATATAATCCTGATAATTCTATAAATGCACAGATAATTTTAATTATGCCAGAAATATTACCGCCATGGTCGGTTAAGTATAAAAATGATGTTGAGACAAGATATAATAATAACGTACAAACAACAAACGAATTAATAGAAGTCTTAGCATAAACCTTATAAATAGGATAAAAGGAATTTTAAATGCCACAAAAAGTTTTTTCAGTTGAAGACGGTAACATTAATTCGACAACTATTGTAACTGCTCGTAAAAAGAGTTACTCTGATATTGACTTAACTTTTGCAAAAAGAGCATCTGGTGATATTTTTAAAAAAACAGATGCTGGTGCTGTAGCACAAGCTGTTAGAAATTTATTATTAACAAACTTTAGTGAAAAACCATTTTTACCTCGCTATGGAGGTGACTTAAATTCATTACTATTCTCATTAAATACTACCATTGACGAAATAGGACTTGAAGAAAGAATATTAGAAAGTATTGAAATATTTGAACCAAGAGCAAAAGTTCTCAACATAAAAATATTAAGAAATGATGATAGAAATGAAATTGATGTAACAGTTAAATTTAAGATAATAAGTACAAATGAAACACTAAACACTCAAATATCATTAACAAGGTTAAGGTAATGGCTACAACAATTAAAAGTACAGAATTAGATTTTGATACTATAAAATCTCAATTAAAAGATTTTCTTAAAAGACAAACGGAATTTGCTGATTATGATTTTGAAGCATCTGGATTAAGCAATATACTTGATGTGTTGGCTTATAACACTCATTTTAGTGGATTAAATGCAAACTTTGGATTAAATGAATCGTTTATAAACAGCGCACAACTTCGAAGTTCAGTAGTTTCTTTAGCTGAAGGTTTAGGTTATGTGCCAAGATCTTATTCGTCTTCACAAGCAACTTTAAATTTAAGTTTGCTAGTTACTGCAACAAATAGACCAGCAACAATAACATTACCTAGAAATACTGAATTTACAACAAGCGTTGATGGTACGTCTTTTACTTTTCAAACAAGAGAAGTTTTTACAGCAACTGACGATGGCGTAGGTAATTATCAATTTGTAACAAGTGATAACTCAACTGGCATACCTGTCTTCGAAGGAACTGAAAAAACAAAAACATTTTTTGTAGGAGAAACTTCAGATAATCAAGTGTATGTTATACCTGATGTAACTATGGATACGTCAACAATAAGAGTAAAAGTTTTTGACACTGCTAACAGTTCAACTTTTGATACATATACAAACATATTAAAAGCTGTTCGTGTTGAAAATACTTCAACTTATTTTCAAATAAAAGAAGTACCTAACGGATTTTATGAAATAATATTTGGTGATGGTGTATCTACCGGTAAAGCTCCTGTTGCAGGTAATAAAGTAGAAATAGATTACTTGTCAACTCAAGGTACTATTGCAAACGGAGGATCAAGCTTTAGTGCAGTAGGCACAGTTAATGTTGCAGGCGTAGAATATAATCTTACTACTGTAACAGAATCTGCTTCAGCAGGTGGAGCTTTTAAAGAAAGCATTGAATCAATAAGAAATAATGCTCCTATTGCTTTTACATCACAAAGAAGGCTTGTGACTGCAGAAGATTATAAAGCACAAATACTTGCAAATTTTAATAATTTTTTAGATGATGTTACTTCGTTTGGTGGTGAAGACAATGAACCTAGACAGTATGGAAAAGTATTTGTTGGTTTAAAGTTTAAAGATAATATAAGTACATCAACTCAACAAAGCGTAAAAGATCAAATAATAACAGACTTATCTGATAATTTATCAATCATGTCAATTGATACGGTTTTTGTTGATCCAGAAACTATTAACCTAGAATTACTAACAACATTTAATTTAGATCCGGATCTTACGTCTTCAACTCCTCAATCAATTCAAGTTAGAGTACAAAATTTAATTAACAATTTTTTTAATACTAATTTAAAACGATTCAATAAAGTATTTAGAAGATCTAATCTTTTAACTTTAATAGACGCTTTAGATCCATCAATTTTAAATTCTAAAATGTCTGTTAAAATACAAAATAGTTTTTTACCTACTTTAAATCAAAGTCTAGAATACATAATAAATTATCCAGTAAAACTTGCAGATCCAGATGATGTAAATTTTATCGTTACAAGTAGTAAATTTACATTTCAAGGCATAACTTGTTTTATTAGAAACCTTTTAAAATCAAATCAACTTCAAGTTGTATCTACAACTGGAGCAGTAATTGCAAATAATATAGGCGACTATGATACGAATGCTGGTAAAGTAACTTTAAGAGGATTTAAGGTAAGCGCTTTTGATGGAGATAAAATTAAGGTTTCAGTTACTCCAGCTAATCAAAGTACAATAAGACCTTTAAGAAACTTTGTTATTGATATTGATACAGATGCATCAATATCATCAGCATTACTTGATTTTCAAAACACTAAGACGACACTATAATGGCATTAAATTATAAAAGTAACAGAAGATTAAAAAATTTTCAGGTAAGAAAAGTAAGAGAGTCTTTACCTGAAATTTTTACACAAGATTTTTCAAAACTTGTAACTTTCTTAGAGAAATATTATGACTTTTTAGATTCGTCAGGTGGATCTCATGCATTTGGCGACGACATAAAACAAATTTTTTCTAAAAAAGATATACATGAAATGCCTGAAGATTTACTAAACAATTTAGTTTCTGAATTGGCAGGTGGTTTAAACACTGGAGAAAATTTTACTGATAAAAGGTATGCACTTACAAGACTTGCTGAGTTACATAAAAATAGTGGAAGTAAGTTAAGTGCACAAGAATTTTTTAGATTATTTTTCCAAGAAAATGTAGAGATAGAATATCCTAAAAAAGACATATTTAAAATAGGTGAAGAAACAAGTAAGATCGGCGTTGATTCTATAAAATTTATTCAAAACTACGCAAGATACCAAATTTTTTCGATACTAATAAAATCTTCTTTGAGCATAAATACGTGGAAAGAGTTATATACTAAATTTATACATCCTGCCGGTTTTTATGTTGAAGGAGAGGTAAGTGCAGTAGGTGTTACATCTGGTTTACCTAATCAAGTACTATCAGTTACAGATTCAAACGTTGCATTTTTGATTCAATCAGAAGCTCAGTTAGGAATGGCTCGTGGGTTTACTCAACTTACTACCCTCTTTGATTCTGCTGGTGGAGGCGGTACGAGTCCGTTACGTATATCTGATATAAATAAACTGGTATCTGATTATCAGAATGTTTCTCTTGACTTCTTAGATAATAACTATGGAAGCATAAGACAAATTTTAACACCAAACTCATTTACTTTTGATGACACAACACAAGCTGATATATCAAATACTTTTGAAACAATGGATAACGAATTTTTCACAAGGGTAA